GCCGGCATTGATCGTAAGCAAGCAAAAACAATTAACCTTGGTATTATGTATGGTATGGGTAAAAACAAATTAATGTCAGAATTAGGATTAATGAAAGAAGACGCAGAAGATTTATTAAAAGAATATCATAGAAATGCACCATTTGTTAAAATGATATCCGACAGGGTGATGCGTCAAGCAGAAAAAGCAGGAAAGATACGAACATTAGAGGGAAGGGCATGTCATTTTGATTTATGGCAACCTGATGAATTTAAAGTATCCACGCCACTACCTTTGGAAGAGGCGCAAACAAAATATGGTCAGTTTCTAAAAAGAGCTTTTACTTATAAAGCTTTGAATAAATTAATACAAGGATCAGCAGCTGACATGACTAAAAGAGCAATGTTAAATTTGTATAAAGAAGGAGTTGTGCCTCACATACAGGTGCATGATGAACTAGATATATCCGTTGAATCACCTGAACACGCTAAAAAAATAATAGAGGTTATGGAAGCTTCCGCAGAGTTATTAGTGCCAAATAAAGTAGACTATGAAAAAGGACCAAACTGGGGAGAGATAGTGTCGGATGCTAAAAAGGAAAAGAAATAACACCCGACACATGAAGGTGATGAAGATATCTATAAAATAAATTAAAATAAAATATTGTCAAATCTTATATTTGATATATATTGTCCCATACAATAACAGAACAAGGAGAAAGAAACATGCCAGCAAACCCTAATTTTAAATCGGTTTCGGTATCTGTGGATACACATAAACGTTTGGAATCATTAGCAAAATCTCATTTTGAGGTTCCTGTTAGTATTCAAACTTTAATTGATTTTTTACTTAAACAAAAAATAAAAAAGAAAAATGGTAGATCTCGTTAAAACTATTTGTCCTCGCTGTGACGGAAACAGTTTTATTAGAGTACAAGACAAAGAAGTTGATTGTACTATGTGTGAAGAAGAATTTATGCATATGGGTATGAAAATAACAACCCACAATGGATATGTAATGCTACCAGTAGATCAAACAAGAACTAATGTTGAAGGTGGTATTGAATCTAAAACAAAATGGTCAGGAGAAACTTTACCAGAGGTAGGTAAATAATGGGACCACTAGACCCGGAGGATGAATACGGATGGATAACGATGATGAGTTTATAATATTTTTAGTTAGGGTATCTTCCCTACGAAAAGCCGCTGAAAGAGCAAAAGATCCCGAATGGAAAAGAATGTGGGAGCAAAAATTGGAGGAGTTAATAAATAATGAAGAAGAAAATACTTACGGAACTAAAAGCGTACACTAATTTTTTGTTAGCAGGCCTAACAATTTTTATTTGTCTAATAGTTATTATTGTAAATTCTAGATATA